CTTATGGATCTTAGCATAACCGATGATTTGATCATCGAAACTCAAAAAGACTACGAAGCTATGGAAGATAGCATTCGTTCAAGCGATAAAGTTGAATATCGTGCCATCCACATGGACAAAGGCCCTATTGACGAAGAGAAGCGAACAGCAATGATCGCATTATCTTCAGAAGAGCCTGTTGAACGATCTTTCGGCATGGAAGTCTTAGAACATTCTGAAGAAGCCATTGACTTGTCATTCTTGGCTTCTGGAAGGGCACCGTTGCTCATGGATCATGATCCAAAGCAGCAAATCGGTGTAATTGAATCTGTCGAACTGGACAGCGAAACCCGTAGACTACGGGCTAAGGTGCGTTTTGGACGAAACGGTATCGCCGCTGAAGCGTTCGGAGATGTACTCGATGGAATCAAAGCCAACATTAGTGTCGGCTACTCCATAGCGAGAATGGAAAAGCGTGGCAAGGATACATACGTAGCCAAGTCATGGCGTCCAGTAGAAGCAAGTCTAGTGTCGATCCCTGCTGATGTGACAGTCGGCGTTGGTCGGTCAGACGAGCCTTCCCAAACCATAACTGTAACTGATAACTCTAAGGTGATTCCTATGGAAAACGTAGAAAACGCAGTTGACGTTGCGGCAGTACAAGCGGAAGCTCGTAAAGCTGAACAACGAAACGCTGCACAGATCGTTGAGCTTGGTGCTCGACACAACCAAAGCGAAATGGCTCAAAAAGCTATTCGTGAAGGCAAATCAATTGAAGAGTTCCGAGGCGAACTTCTTGAATCAATTGGTTCTCAAAAAGCCCTGCAAGCTGAAGAAATCGGCATGACCAACAAGGAAGTTAAGCGCTTCTCTTTGTTACGTGCTATCAATGCTTTGGCTAATCCCCATGACCGACGTGCTCAAGAAGCCGCTGCTTTTGAATTTGAATGTTCACGAGCCGCAGCCGAGCAGTATGGACGATCAGCACAAGGCGTAATGCTTCCTGCTGACGTACTCCGTAACTGGAAGCGTGACCTGAACAGCACCGACGAAGCATCATTATTCACGGATGATTTCCGTGGCGGTGAATTCATCGACGTTCTGCGTAACTCTTCTTCTGTCATGCAAGCTGGCGCACGCATCCTGAATGGTCTTTCTGGCGATGTGAAAATCCCCAAGAAGGCAACTGCTGCTGCCTCTAGCTGGGTAACTGAAGGAAACCCTGTTTCTGAATCAGAAATGACTGTTTCTTCTGTTTCAATGACGCCGCGTCATCTTGGTGCATTCACTGATATCACTAGACAGCTTCTTCAGCAGTCTTCTTTGTCAGTTGAAGCCCTTGTTCGTGATGACCTTGCTCAAGCTATTGCTCTGGCAATCGATCTTGGCGCATTGCAAGGCCCAGGAACTGGCGGCGCACCGACTGGTATCAAGAGCACTTCTGGAATCAACACTGTTGACTTCGGTACTGCTCCTGTCTTGGTTCCTAGCTTTGCACAAGTAGTAGAGATGGAAACTAAAGTTGCTGAAGACAATGCTCTTCGTGGCAGCTTGGCCTACATCATGAACGCTGCTATGGTAGGTGCATTGAAGACCACTGAAAAAGCAACTGGAACTGCACAGTTCGTAGTTGAGCCTGGCGGTACGGTTAATGGCTATCGGGCCATCGTATCCAATCAGGTTGCATCAGGTGATGCCTATTTTGGCGATTTTGACTCACTTTTGATTGGTTTTTGGAGTGGCCTTGATATCCTCGTGGATCCATACGCAGGTGCTACTAGCGGTAATGTACGAATCATTGCAATGCAAACTTGCGATGTTGCAGTACGTCACGCTGTATCATTCTGCCTCGGAAACGACGGCGGTAGCTAATACCAACAATGATGAGCGGGGCTTCGGCCCCGCAAGTCTTGGTGATCTATGAAATATCAAGTATTGAAAAGTTGCGTAATTAATAGAACGCCTGTCAGCGCAGGTTCTATCGTTGACGTAACTGGTGATGAAGAAAAAACGTTAATGTCATTGGGTAGAATTGCACCTTATGACGAACCCAAAGTAGAAAATCGATCAGTAGGCTTAGAAGAATCAGAAGAAC